TATTTTGCTTAATGGCTCAGGAGTTTGGCGAACGACTCGACGATTGATCTTTTTGCGTTTGATAGGTTTTCGTGTGTTCGCCATAATTAAAATTATCGCTTAGACATTAAAACAAATAGATCATCGACACGCTGTTCAAGTCGATTAATCTGATCTTTAATTGATGAGCCTCCGTTTGGTTTTAACTCAGCCAAATAAGACTTAATAACCCAGCGCAGACCCACTAACAAACTTGTAGATATTGCGCATACGCCAACGGCTATACCAATGATTTCGTTTGCGGTCATTTCGCATTAAGTCCATAATCAGCTTCTTTGCCGGACTTTGGATCAAGTGCCTTAGCAATAGGTGCAACCAATGCTCCAGCAAGGATTGCAAACTCTGGTCGGATATCAGCAACAATTGCCAAAAGGACAGTAATACCGGAAGCAGCCACAGCTCTTAGATAGGACTTGATTGCAGCCTTGTGTTTGTTTGATAGTTTCATGCGTTGCCTCCTAGTAGTGGGATGTTAAAGAAATTGCCGTTTTGATTTGGATAAAATGAAACATGAACATGCGCTGTATGCGGTGATGCACCCTTATATTTACGCCAACGCCAATTCAATAGTTTGCTGGCAATATGATGATTGTGAATAACATATTTAATCCGCTTATCTGTTTTGCCAGCAATGCGTATTTGATCGGCTAAGTAAGCAGATATTCCCTCAGCTGCACCCAGATCCGCTGTAATATCGATAGCACAAACCTCACCCGTTTTTAGTGGGTTGTGGTCTGAAATCTTAGATCTCATTTGATGTTGTGCCGATGCAATCCAACCATCGGACTTTCTGGATCTATCAGGAAAACAATCATCAATTTGTTCCCGTAATTGAACGGCTGCTTTAGATAACCAAGGCTTCATTAGCTGAGAAGGAGTTTTGCTTCATCCTCAGTTAAACCTAAACGCTCAAGCAACTCAGCCTTAGCCTGAGCCTTTGCTTCGGCTTCGGCTTTTGCAGCAATAGCGTTTTGTGTATCTAATTCATATTGCTCAAATTCCTCATCGCTAAATTCACGCTCAATAGTTTCATCAGTCGCACAATCATATATTTTTTTAATTGGTCTGCTCATTATTTAACTCCGTATAAGTAGGCTGTTCCTGATGTAAAGTTTCCGGTATCGGGAAATAAATCAATTGATGTAATTGCTCCTGTGTTGTTCCAAATGTTTGCCATTGGCGCCCAATTAAATTGTGCAGAATTTGCAACACCATTGGTGGTAAATGTTCCCCAACTATGTTTCCAAATGTTAGTGTTAGCATAATCAAAAATTGTGTGTTGGAATAAACTGTATGATGTGGTGGTATTTTGTTCCATAGCACCTAATCTGCATTGGGCTTGATTAAATGCGGTGTTTGCTAGAACGCTTCCAAATACTGTTCCCTGAATATGATAATAAGTATTAGCGGTGCTACTGCCGTTGTATCTCATTTGTAATAATGCGGCAGAAGCTGGCAAATAATTGCTGACTACTAAATATAAATCTTTATATGTTCCTGGAATTGAACCAATCGTAACGCTTCCACCTGTCAAGGTTGTTCCACCTGTATTAATCAAAGTGTAAGCCCCACCAGCTACTGGAGCAGCCCAACTTGGAACTCCACCAGCAACAGTTAAAACATTTCCAGTTGATCCAATTCCAAGTCTTGTGTTTACATTTGCAGTCGATGAACGATATTCAATATCGCCAAGAGTTGTTGATGGATTTAGGTTTTTGGTTGTTGTATCAACAGATGAACCAAGCGTGCGAATAGCAGCTGCGCCATCTTTAACCAATGCTGTATCATCAGGCGTTGTCCAGCCATAGTTTGTAGTAGTTGCCATTTTTCTCCTATTATCAGGCTACGATTGTAGCGTATTCCCATGTCAAAGTATTGCTTAAAGTATTCCAAGCCTCGCCGATTGGCACAGAATTCCATCTCATAGCCACTTGGCTAAATGCGACAGGCGACAGGTTAATTGTCAGGAATAACTCATTAAATCGAGTGCTCCAACGCCAGCCCTCAACATATCCTGAAAATTCGCCACTCGAAATTTGAGTTGGAAGGTTTTGGATATTTAAAGGTTGACCCATAAAGACACCCAAAAGGTTATCCCGATCGCTGTTGTCAATCTCTGAATTGGTTATTGGAAAAGTTATTGATTGAAAGGCTGGTAATGGAAATGCACGTTGAGCGATGTATCTATCTGCAACCTCTTGAGCGTTTGTGCCGGAATGGATAGCCGACTGTATGCTTTGGGCTTTGTAACCATATAAAGCAATCGATTGTGGACTTGATGCAGTTGCCTGTGAGTTAAAGTTGTTTCCATAATTAATATAAATATCGTTGCGAATATCGCCTGATCTTGTGATAGTTGATAATCCTTGACCTAAAGCATGCCTACCATCTAAATCAACATAACCATTGGCTGCTAAATAAGTCTGTCTGTGGTCTGCATCTGCATAACCAATATTTCCATTAGGTGCTTCATAAAGATAACCAAATGCGCTGTCAGCAATAAAACTAGCAATGTTGTAAATAGTATCTGGCTCGGCTGATCTGGCTGACATTGTGTAAAGCCCTGGTTGATCTATCTCCCCCAGTCCTTGATTTTCAGCATTTTCCCAAGTTATTGTTGGATCATAGGTTGCCCATGTTGTAGCTGCTGGAACATCATTCCAAGATCCAAGCAATACGCTAGACAGCAATTGATAAATCTGGTCGCCATCCTCATCTTGCGAAATGTTATCATTGTAGATTTCTTTGGCAAGTTTAACTAATGAACCCATTGCTAAGATTGAGTAATTAACAACAGTTGCCAATGCTCCAGTTCTTTGAACCGCAACAGTCAAATCAGTAACATTGCCACCAAATAAAGTGACATAAGTTCCAGAACTGTTTTTAACTTGTAGGCTTAAACTGTCATTAATGTCAAATGGTAAAGTTTGTCCAGATAATGCAATCAATGATATTTGTAAATAAGATGGGTTTGGTTGAGTGTAAATATCTGTTCGACCTGCTTGATGGGCAATATCGCTTATAGCAATGTTGGTGTAATCAACACCAGCAACAGTCAGTTTCCAGTCAGGCGTCCAAACTGTCATTATTGAAACACGATTCCAAATCCTCCACCGAATGTGGGGGTTGATCTTGCTGAACTATCTACAAGCACTTTTTGCACAGCTCTTGCAGCACCCTCTGGATCTATTGCTTGAACTGAAATGTTATTAATTACAGTTGGCTGAGTTTGAGCCGTGCTAGTAGAAATGCTAGGCAATCCTCTTTCACCAGCTCGATAATCCAATGCCCCACCGCCAGATGCACCTATCCTATTTAATGATCCAATATCTGATCCGGGTTTGACCAAATTTAATCCTCGAATAACAGTATTAATTGCATCAATAATAAAATTCAAAACTGGTGTTATTGCTCCAGCAATTGCGCCAAATGCATTGATAATTGCCGCTGCTGCCTTTGCTCCAACATCAATCATGAAGGTAAAGACCTTACCCAAGATGGGTAAAACAACAGTTTGCAATAACTGCACAAATGCATCAAAACTTTCTTTATTATCATCAATGGCTTTTTTAACAACTTCCCAAGCATCCTTAAACTTATTGATTATAGGAACACCATATTGGAATATGTAACCAATCAATCTTTCAATTATTGGAAGCAATGCTGCACCAACTGATTCCTTGGCTTCCTCAAAACCTTGCTTTAATCTGTCAATTCTGCCTTGGAAAGTTTCGGCATTTCTAGCTGCTGCCCCACCATAAAGATCACTTAATGCCTTTTGTGTTTGGTTAAAATCCATTGCCTTTAGATCGGCAGCTGATAAACCAATGCCCAATCTTGCAAGTTGTGTTTCTTGACCATCATACGCTTTTGCCAATGCTGATGTGACTGTTGTTAAATCTTTGCCAGATCCTGCTGCCACATCTAATGCTAAATTTAATAACTTTTGAGATGTATTAACATCTTTTGTGCTTACAGATAATCTCTGAAACGCATTTCTCAAATCGTTGTCAGCAACGCCAGTCGCTAATTGGGTTTTTGTAATGTATTCCTCAGTAGCCTTTATTTGGGCATCAGTAGCCCCTGTGGCGGTCTTTAATGCGCTGGCTAACCTAAGTTGTGCCTGTTCATCCTCTATGGCTGATTTGACCCCATCAATGGCTAATTTACCGGCATAGGCAACCGCAGCAGCAGCTGCAACAGTAAATGCTAAAGCAGCCTTTTTGCCAAACTCTGAAATCTTGCTTGCATTGCTTTCAACTGCTTTGTCAGCATCGCCTAGCTTCTTTTTTAAATCATCAACATCGGCGAGGATTGATAACTTTAAGGTGCGATTACCGGTTGCCATTAGACCCATTCCTTAATGATGCGATTGAAAGCCTGTTCCCATTTGTTAATCAATTCAGGCTGAATTCTGCGAAGCGTTGGATAGATAAACCAGCCTCTCGAACCTCTGCCTTGCCTTCCTGAATAT